GCGCCGGCGGCCGCGTTCTTGGTGGCGTTCTGGGCGGCCGCATCCCAGTACGTGAGCGTGCCCGCGGGGATGGCGCTGCCAGCGCCGACCGCCTTGTTGAAGTCGAAGACGCCGGTGACGGCGATCGATCCCAACTGGCCCGCCTTGATCGGTGCCTGTGTGACACCGATGAGGTCGGCCTGCACCACCACCGCGCCGACGAGCACGTCAGCACCCGGGGTGTAGTCGATCGAGCCGCCTTCCTGAACGAACTTTGCTGGTCCTGAAGCCATTCCTGAACCTCCATCTGTTGGGGGGCCATCGGTGTCGATGCCCGACTGCTGGTCGATGCCGCTTCCGAGTTCGCTGGGGAGCTCGCCGCCGAGCCCCCCAGCGTCTGTGCTTCCCTGCACGGGCATGGCTTACACCTCGCCCTTGCTCTTCACGCCGCCACGCGGGTCCTGCAGGTTGACGCCGAAGTCGTGGTACCCACGCATCCGGATGCCGAGCATGTTGAAGTCCGCGTCCGAGGTCTCGACGGTCGGGGCTTCCTGGCCGTTGAGGAACGCCATCTCGATGACCGGCAGGTCGCTGGGGTCGGCGAGCAGGTACCACGCCTTGGCCGAGTTGCCGGTGTAGAGGGCGTTGGAGAGGTAGCGGCTGACCTCGATGCGGAACTTGCCCTGGTGCGGGTTGGCGACGGGGAACTTGGTGTTCGCGGTCGTGTCCCGGAGCTCGACGCTCTTGTAGAGCTGCGTGCCCATCGCCGAGAGCGCCGTGGGCACCAGCAGGATCGCGGGCATCACGCCGGTGGGCTTGCCGTCGGAGTCCACAAGGTCCATGAAGGCGACCTCGCCCTTGGTGAGGCCGTCGATGCCAAGGGCGGTGTCCGCACCCGAGACGAAGTTCTTGTTGCCGGCGCTGAAGAACGCGGCGTTGTTCATGAACGCCGTCCAGAAGACGTCGTTGATCTTCAGGCCCGAGCCACGACCGAGCTTGCGGGGGACCGTGGTGATGGCCCCGAGATCGTCGTTGATGATGTCGCGGCGGTCGATCGAGAGCATCAGGCCGTAGGTGTCGGCCTTGTTGGTGTACGTCTCCTCGCCGAGCGTGCCCTGCTTGAGCTCACCACCCGGAGCGACCTGCTCGTACTGGTCCTTGCCGACCAGGCGGTAGCTGGTGACGGTCTTGAAGTCGCTGACGTTGCGGACGGCGCAGATGCTCCGCCACACGCGCTCGACGCTGAAGAAGCCCTCGAGCAGGAACTTGTTGGCGACGTTGGAGAGGATGCCGCCCACGTCGATGGTGGTCATGCCCGCCTCGATGCCCCGGCCGAACGCGGCTTCCAGCACGCGGCGGCTGTCGCGGAAGGTGCGGCCCGTGTAGCCGTTGGCGATCGCGGCTTCGAACAGGAGTTCCTGCAGGCCCAGCCCGCCCTGGAACCGCTTTGCGGCGATCTCAATTGCCTGCGTGGAGCAGACCTTCTCGATGCCTTCCAGCTTGGCGCTCTGGAAGCACGCGGCTTCAAGGACCTCGCTGGTGACGCTGGTGTCGGGCGCGTGGATGGCCGGGGCCTTGGGTCGGCTCGCGCGGAGGACCTCGAGCTCGGTGCGCGTGGCGTCCCAGTTGTCGCGGATGGCCTGGGCTTCGATCTCGCTGTGCTTGCCGCCGCAGACCTTGCGAACGGCGGCGATACGGGCGGTCTCCGCAAGGGCCGCAGCGCGAATCTGCTCGGGCGACTGCTCGGTGCCATTGACGGAAGGGTTCGGCAAGGGAGTGAGGTTGGAATCGTCGGCCATGACGCTGGGCTCCTTGTTCTGACGCGCGGCGATGCTCGCGCTGGTTCGGCCGTCTGCGCCGAGATCCACAAAACTGATCTCGCCGAGCGTGGCCTTGCGGACGACGTTGACCGGGCCGGTGAGTTCCTGGCCGTTGACCGTCGCCTTCTGGTTGTCCTTGATGAACTCGAACTCCTCGACGCTCGCGCCGACGGAGGCCTGCCAGGGGAAGCCGTTCCGCGAGGACGCGACGACCTCTTTGGCGGCGCTCGTGTCACGCGAGATCACACCCGTGGCGACGAGCTGTCCGGCTTCCACGCGGATCGCATCGGTGTGACCAACGCCGGAGAGCGGGTCGTGCCCGAAGCGGATGGGGCGTGCCTGCGACGGCACCGCCAGGCCGGCGAGATCGATCACCACCGGGTGCCGCCAACCGGCGACGCGCATCGCGCCGCCGGTGTACGCGACCATCTTGAAGCGGGGCAGCGGTGCACTCTGACCTTCCGCAGCAGCGGTGAACGAGATGTCGGCCGTCGCGGTCAGCGTGAGCGCGGGCAGGATCTTGGCGGATTCAGCGGTGGCTGGCACTGGCGGTCTCCTCATCAACTTGGTCTGCGGGGTCGGTGTTCTCGGCGGGCGCATTCGTGGCCGGCGCAGCGGTCTGCGCCGTTGCCGGTGCGAGGCCGAGTTCATTCATGAGCGTGAGCTCTTTGGCACGCTGGCGGAGTTCCTGCTCCCAGTCGCGGCCTTGCCGGGCGAACTCCGCGGCGAGCGTGGTCGTGTGGTTGGCCAGTCGGGTGGCCTGGGCGTTCGCTTCTTTGGCGGGATCAACGTGCTCGACGCCATCCCAGAACCACGCGTGCTCGGGGAGCGTGGCGGCGATGGTCCGCAGGGATTGCGGGAGCAGTCCCTCGACAAGCACGGCCTCGTTGAGCCACGCCTTCAGGATGCGATCGAGCACGGCGAGCTGCAGGTGGTGCTGCTCGACGCGGATGCTCTTGTAGTACACCTGATGGTCGAGGCGACCGCTGGCGTAGTTGTACCCGGAGGAGTTGCCGGCCGCGACGTTGAACGGCATGTTCAGGCATCGGGCGATCTCGTTGAGGATCTCGCGCTTGAACTCTCCGAACGTGGTCGTCGGCTGCTCGGCATGGACCTGGCCGAGCTTCCAGCCGCCCGGAAGGACGGTCGCCAGACGCTGCTCGAGTTCGACCTCGTCCATCGGTTCGAGAGGATCGGCCTCGCCGTTGGCGGGGCTGTCGGTGTAGATGACGGCGGCGAAGTTGGCGGCGGTCTCGGCGGCCGCGATGGTCGCCAATGTGTACCGGCGGAGCTGTGCAAACAGCGGGAGCGCCGGCGTGATGTCAGGGATGCCGCGGAGTTGGCCGGGCCGGTCCGGGCGGAAGTAGTGCACGACCGACGAGGCGGGGAAGGTGTCATAGGCCGTGACGTCGTCGATGGGCGCGCGGAACACGCCGCTGTCACCGGGGTGCCGCTTGAGCACGCGGTACGCGGAGGGGTTGCCCCACTGATCCAGAGCGATGCCGTCGATCTCGTCGTTTCGCCCGCGGCGAAGCAAGGGCGTGCAGACCTGGTCGGCCTCGATGAGCTTGAGATCAAGCGATACGGGCGAGCCCGCTGATGCGATGCCGGGGTTGTTGATCAGAAGCGCGAACGCCTCGCCGCTCTCTGCCCGGGCCAGCCGCATGGTGCGGAGCTTTCCGGGGAGATCGACCGCCCGCGACCACTGCTCGAATGCATCCTCGATGCGAGCATTCGCGTCGGCGTCGTCAGTGAGCATCTGCAGCCGGGGCCCAGTGCCGATGGTGTCGTTGGCGAGCGTGAGGACGATGCCCTTGGCGTAGGAGTTGTTGGCGACCTCATAGCGGGCGCGGTTGCGGAGCACGCGCCGCACCTCCGGGTTGATCGCGGCGTTGGGCGAGAGGCCGTCCGCGTTCGCCCAGTGCTTGCGGTTCTCCGGCGTGGTCTTGGCCGAGTCGAACTTGGCGACGACCAAACGACGGCCGCCGCGCGATCCGCCTCCGTGCGGAGCACGCGACGCCGCCGGGTAGGGAGAGGCGGTCTGCATCCCGCGACCGACCCGGCTCATGATGTTGGCGATGGCTTTCAGCATGGGCAGGTCAGACAGAACCGGGCGGGACGATCTTGGCGAACTTGATGCCGAGGCCGGGCTTCCTCGCGGCGGCCTTGGACGCGAGGTAGCGGTCGGCCTCGATCTGGTCCTTCAGCGGGTGCTGCTCGACGGACTGGCCGTCGACGGACGCCTTCGCGGGCTGCGACGCGTTGTCGCGGATGGCCTGTTCGAGACTGGGGTCGGGATCAGGCATGACGGCTCCAGACGGCGACGTGCCGTGTCTATGAGCCATCTACGCGATTGCATCGCAAAGTGGCGAACCGACACCTCAACTCGTTCGATAGATCGACCGGCTTATCGCTCAGTCTCGCGAGTCGTGATCCGTCGTCCGCAGTGGCGACACTCACGACGTCGCACTATGACCCCTGGAGCCGGTCGCCGCAAATAGATGACAAGGAAGTGCTGGCAGCCACATGCGCGGCATACAAGTCCAAGCTTGCGCTCGCCGTCATGCGGTGGTACCTTTGCGACTCGCGGCATCAGCGCTGCGCTCCCTTGAGTGCCGACAGTCGAAGGCGAGGGCGCACAGCCTGCTTGTGATCAGTGCCAAAGAGCACCGCGCCCTGCATGGACGCGGCGACCGCCGCGCCGACGAGACCGTCGAGCCAGTGGTTGTCGAGCCCTTCGACACGGAGCTTCCACTCGTCCACGGTGCGGCCCCGGCCCTCCGTCCGCACGCGGTACTCGCTGGTGAGGTGCTCCGACAACAGACGGTGTGGCTCGGGCTTCTGGCCGAACAGAGAGAGCCCGCCGGGATCGCCCATGGGCACCGCGAGACGCGCGTGCACGAAGCTCTTCCAGTAGTTGGTATCGAACAGGACGTGCCGCACCGCCCGCTTTCCGGTCACAATCGGCACGCGCCAGTTCAAGCCGACCCGCTCGCCGCGCTTGCGCTTGTAGTCGCTGAACGGGAGGCTGCTCGCGCCGACATAGCGTCCGTGGCTCGGAGTGAGCACGCTGGCATGCGGACTCTGGCGACAGAACTGATAGACCACATCCGTGGATGAACCCCAGTTGGCGTCGATCAGGCAGCGGTCGATCCTCACCATCGCACCATCATCGCGTCGCCACTCGCGGGCAACCGTCGCTTCGATCAGCCGCTCCAGTCCGCCGTAGATTGCGCCCTCTACACCGGCGCGGGGCGACGCGGCCCCGAGCGTCCGCCGTACATCCCGGAGCGTGAAGTACGCCTGCTTCTGATCCGGCTCGGTGCCGTATTCGATGATGTGCCCGGTGAAGTCGTCCTCCCATGCGGCGACAAGGTAGAACAGCGCCTTGCCCTGCACGTCCACGAACATCGTCAGGTGCGAGCACCCGAGCGGGACAAGCCCGCGGGCGTGCCCGTTCACCTTCGCCGCGATCTGGTCGGCGCTCAGAAGATCATCGGCGACGTC